TAAATCACTTGCAAATGCTGAAGAATCATCAGACGTTGTTGAACTTGAAGTAATACCTTCAAGTGATAATGAAGCACCTTTAAGTGGTGGTGAAGAACAAGGATCTGGTAGTAGTGCTGTAGACAATGGAGTTTTTACTGGTGGCGATAGTACAGGATTTTTAGTACCTGATGGTGTTCCTAGTTTTTCTAGTTTGACTTCTACAGACTTTGCATCATTAGGTGGTGATGCATTTTTAGGAACAGTAGATGACGCATTACCTTTTGAGGCTGGTATTAATATTGATCTTGGTATTACTAATAACACTGAACCAGATTCACCTTCTACTGCACAACCAAAAAAAGTGGTTGAGACACTAAGGTATCCAGAAGCAGATCTTACTGGCTTTGGTTTCGATTATATTCAAATTACTGGTCACAAGTATACAACTAACAAAGCTGGTAATTTCAGTAGCTTTGGTAAAAAGGATGGACCGGTGAACCCGACTGTTAACGACTTTAAAGATCAAACCGGTGTTGCAAGTAAATTGGGCGACACAACAAAAATAATACATTTACCAATGCAACCTAATTTGAGTGAATCTAATTCTGTTGATTGGTTCCAAGATGAAATAAATGAAATTCAAAGAAGAGCTGCTGGTCTTGCCGCACAGGGAATTACTAATATTAGGAATAGTAAAAAGGGCGAAGATTTTGGTCAGTCAATAGCCAATCTCTTAAGTAGTGGAGGAGAAACAGTCAAAGGACTTTTAAAGGATCGAAATTTAGGTCCATTTATTACTGCATATTTTGCTGGTCAGGCAGTTGGAGCGAATATAGTAGGAAGATCTACCGGTCAGGTTTTAAATAAGAATCTAGAACTACTGTTTAAAGGTCCAAAATTAAGACAGTTTAGTTTCAATTTCACATTTACACCAAGATCTGATACTGAAGCAATAGTTGTCAAAAACATAATACGATTTTTTAAAAGATCAATGTCACCCAGTGTATCATCTGAAAGAATTTTTCTGAATACACCCGATATTTTTGAAATAAAGTATATACATAATAGTGGTGGAGATCATCCCTTTCTGAATCGGTTTAAACCTTGTGCTCTCACTAACTTTAGTGCTAATTACACACCAGGTAATAGTTATATGACATATAAAGATGGTTCAATGACACAATACCAGATTGCTATGACATTTAGTGAACTTGAGCCAATATATCAACACGAACACGATGGAGTAGGAGGCACTGGTTACTAATGGCCAAACCATATTTTAGATATATTCCAGATTTTGATTATGTGGATAGAACTTCCGGTGGTCAGAAAATCTCTGATTATACAGAAGTTAAAAATCTATTCAAAAGAGCCAAGGTACGAGAAGATATCCTAAACAATCTAGGATTCTTTACCAAATATCAAGTTATTGGTGACGATAGGCCTGATAATGTTGCAGAAAAGGTTTATGGTGATGCTAACCTTGATTGGTTGATTATGCTATGTAATAATATTATTCATTTTGAAGATGAATGGCCGATGGCTCAGGAATCCTTCGACAACTACTTAATCAATAAGTATGGTTCATATGAAAATGCATATGCAACAAAACACCATATTACAAGTCAAGTAAAAGATAGTCAAAATACAATTATTGTCCCACAGGGTGTTATTGTACCTAGTGACTATAGTGTCACATTTTACGATGAAGGTCTAGATCAGACCATTACTCGTCAGGGTGCATATCCTGTATCAAATTATGAATATGAGATATCAGTCCAAAACAAAAAAAGAAATATATTCATAATTAAACCATTCTATCTTGCATTAATTATTGACGATCTTGAAACAGTAATGCCCTATGGTAAGGGTTCTACTCAGTACGTATCTCCTGGTCTGGTAAGAGGCGAAAATATTAGACTATTCCAGTAATAAAAAAAGTAATAGGGCAAAAAAATACCGGGATTTTTTTCCCGGCATTTATGAAACTAAAAAGCAGTTTTCGTATCAGGATTCAGCAAGTTTACTGAAGTAAGACAAAGGATCATCGTCATCAGTAGAGGATGTTGACTCAACATTCTTTGATGCTTGGTAAGAGTCCTCAAGTTTTTGCATGACTTGCTCTTCACTAACAGCGCGTTGTTCAGTTGCTGCATAGTTGTCATACTCGGTCTCCTGTGCTTCTTGGCGTGCTTGTGTTTTACTGCCTAGAACCATGTCTAGACGCTTCTTCAACTCATCATAAGATTTGAATTGATCTGCTGCAGTAAGAGCAGTCAATGAATACTGCTTCTTCCAGATGGCTTCCATTGCGTCATCGTCATTCAGAAGAGGAGAGACGCGATCAAACTCACTAGAGTCATAGTTCCAGTAACCTGCAACCTTCTTCAGTTTCAGTTTAAAGTTTGCACCCTGCCAGAAGTCAAAGGGATTGATTGCAGTCTCATCCTCAAACTCAGGTTGCATTGCTTCCATGATCTTATCAAAGATCTTTTTACCAAACTTATACAGGAAGACTTTGCCTTCGTTCTGTGGATTGGCTTTGTCCTGGACAACATAAATGTTGGCGTAGAAGGACAGTTTACGTTTCTGTTTACGTACAGTATCTTTATCACTCTCATTACCAGTGTTCCACAACTCACGATTGAGTTCACCGATAGGATCCTTACCACCAATGGTAGTCAGAGAGTTCTCAATGTACCACCCACCAGGGCCCTGGAAGGCGTGAGAGAACAACTTCACCCATGGTAGATCTTCACCGTCTGGAGCGGGAAGGAATCTAATTACAGCATAACCGTTACCAGTCTTATCCATTTCTGGTTTCCAGATGCGTTCGTCCGCACCCCCACCTTTATTTTCCATCTTCTCGACTTCCTTCACCAGTTTGGAAGTCAAATTCCCAAGGGAACTTTGCTTTTTAAGGTCTGAAAAACCCATTTGTACCTCGTATTAAATGTATTTGGCTTGTGTCCCAGACTTGGGTGGGGTGTCTTGGGGACCCCTCCACTATACGACCCTCAAGAGGGGTTGTCAAGTGATTTTTTCATGTTATCGATGATGTTAGTCATATTTGAAAACACGTATGTCAGATCTACATCGGGTGGAAACCCAAGTTGCACGGCAGAAGTCATGATATTATCTTTCATATCTTTTGCTTGTGGGTCGTCAGACAAACTCATTCTAGCATAAAGAATTTGCTGTTTCTTCAACAACTCTTCCAACATTTCAATGTGTTCAAGTTTATCTTGATCATCCATCGATGCAAAGGAAAAAACTTTTTGATAAATTTTTTCCTGTAGTTCAGCAATTCTTTTCATTTCTTGCTGAACTAGTTCTGACTCAAAAAAACTCATTCTCCTTCTACAACTTCAGTTTCTGACGTTTCTGTAGGAGCATTTTGCTCTTCAATCTGTTCTAGAACTTCGATTGCACCAACAAGTTTCAGGTACATTTCTCTACTAGTTTCAAGTCCTTGTTCTACTTCAACTCGTTGTTTCCGTAGGTTCTCAAGTACGGTTGCATTGTCAAGAGCCATGGATTATTATCTCCTTTAAAATTGATTTGAATTTAAATACATCAATATGTATAAAAGAATTATACTTATTGATTCTCATCGATAAGAATTTCCACACAGGGTCAGAAAGTTTCTTATCAAAATCATCTTTGAATCCGATTATCTTGTTTAAGATAACCATTGTCTCCAATGAAATAGATTTTGATAGATGTTCTTTGATGATTTGAGGGTGTCTAGTCCCGTCAATCTTAAACATACCATCAAAGTCTTTATCTGTAAAGACATCTTCTATCTCAGTCTTGAACGTATAAGATAGTGATTGAAGGCGCTTCTTCCAGTCGGTGTAATTCTGCTCTCCGTTTCTGACGATTTCACCAATCCACAAAGACTGAGGATCATCACAACTAACAAAATTAGACACGAAGAATTCAACAACTTGACTATCATCTTTTTGCCTGCTTAACTTTTCAAAAAAGAACCGGTCACGTCTCTTGTAGAAAGATTGTAAAGAAGCTCTAGACTTACCACCGTAGCGATGATAGTCATAGTTAGATTTGGTAAAGTGATTCTTCAATCCAAGGTATGCCTTGTATGTATCAAATGGAGTCACCTTAGGTATCATATAGGAAGTTTGGCATGAGATGTTTTCTTCAGAAGATTCAACTCCATTGCTTCTGCTTTCAATCTTTCTTTGAGAGGTTTCGAAATCAGTTTAGGAATAGATTCAATGTCTAGACTATTCTTTTCACAAAAATATACAATTGCATCAACGTATTTCATTCCATTACCATTCTTGACAATGGCTTCAATCTCTTCTGCAAAAGTTCGACTACTATAGAATTTCTTTTCTATAATTTTATCGACACTTAGTTCTTCAGGGTTTTGCATATTCCTGTAATTTGAATTCAACAAACTCAGTAATGTATTTTCCGAGCAAATTGATGTACTTTTTCTTGTCATACTCTTCATAGACTTCAACCTCTCCATTTTCACAGGTCATAATGATTACAAATTTTTTAACGATGAGACCTTTCATCTCATACAACATACAAGCGTATGCTGCACACTGGACAAAGTAGTCTTCAATCCATTCTCTTTTCTTAGGTTTGGCCGATGTCTTGAAATCAATAACAGACAACTCACCGTCAAACTCAGCAATACAGTCAACAGAACCGGCGATACCTAGTTCAGTACTATACAATGCAGTCTCTTGACATAAGATATTATTAATTCTATTCAATTCA